CTGTAAGCATTTGATAACCACTGTCTAGCGTGAGAGCCAGCGTGCCTGACGTTGTTATAGGATTGCCTGATATGAGTAAGCCTGTAGGGACTGACATATCAACGGAAGTTACTGTGCCACTTCCAGCACTCCAAGCTGTAATACAACTATCTCCTGTAAGACAAAAGGTAGTAGAAGTAGATATACCACTAACCATATCAGTTGTAGAAGAACCAATTACTCCTAAAGAGTTTCTAGGTATTACATGAATACCGTCAGTATCCGTCTTCATAGCTGGTAGCCTTGTTATAGTTCCACTTCCAGCACCTAATTGTTGTAATTCTTCTACTGAAATATCAACTGCTTTTACATAACTATTAACACCAATAAAAAAGATAGAAGATGCTATCAATGTGTAAAATAAAATTGTGTAAAATTTATTCATAATAACTATTTAAAAATTTCTAATCTTTTTAGGTTTCTTCTCTACTGAAAAATCATCATTAGACTCTTCAAATAATTTACGCATTTTAGCAGTTAAATCAAATCTATTCTTAAAGCTACCAAATATTTTAGTAGTTTCTTTATTACCTGATTGAATTTCTTTTAATAGTTCACCTAACATCTTTCTTACATCTTCTTTTGTAACTTCATTTTCTTCTGAATTTTTGCTAATAATAGGCAATAAATCAACCTTTTCTGGTTCAGGAATATGCTTATCATCTATAGCTTTTCTAGTTAAAAGAATTTCTTTTATTACTTCTGATAAATCAGTTTTAATTTGTTCTGGGAACTTTATATTTTCATTTTGAGATATAACTCTACGAACTCCTGCCTCTATTGATGAAAGATTAACTTTTTCTTGTTCTGGTATTACTATCATTTTAATTTCATCCTGTATTATCTTTCTAACTTTCTTATAATCAATATCAACACCGCCACCACTGCCATTACCAAATACCGTATTATATCTTTCTTGAATTAAGTAAGTTTCTGATTCTTCTGCATAGTCAGGAGCTTTAGTTGTATAACCTGAATCAGTATAAATAGTAGTAGTAATATCAACATAAAAACCTTCACCACTTAAATCAGCTGTTACCTGCCATTTCTTTGAAAAACGTCTACTACCTTGGTCAGTTAAACTAATAGTATCAATTATAGCTCCAGTATCAGAGTTTCTTATTATTGCTTTAACATAATAAGTAGCAGAGTCTTGTGTATCTCCTATTAATCTTACTATTGGGAAATATTCAGTTGGTCTTAGTTGAATCATATTAGTTTTCAATTAAAGCTTGAGCAGTTACGGAAGCAGTAGTTGTTCCTATAATAACATCTGTAATTCTCATAAACATAAAGTTATCAGACGTTAAATCCATTGAATAAAGTTTTGTTGAATTTGAATCAATAGCAACGCTAGCAACTCTTGTTAAATCTTGTGCATTTGTATTAATAACATTATCAATTAATTTATTATAAGTAACGTAATTAACATCATCAACTGAAACCTCAACAGCAAAAGTAGAGGTTGCTAATCCACTTCCTGTAACATCAGCTACAGTAAAAGCTAAAGTAATTCTATCCGCTCCATCTATATTAATACTAGATGAAGTACCGGAAGCAGAAGTTTCATCAAGTGCTGTATTAATATAAGTGGTACTAAATCCACCACCTAGATTACTTTCTTGACCTTGAATATCTTTTAATTCTTCTGGTGTGCCTTGAAAAGTGAAAGCACTTACACCTGCAACTACAAATAAAGTTGCTAAAACAGGAATACCCCATTTATAAAGTTTGTTCATAAGTTTATATTTAATAATTAAGATTATTTAGAAACTCCCGACCCTTTCGGGAGTTTTTTATATCCTTAATCACCACTTCTTACAGATGTAACAGTAGCCTTAACGACTCCGCTACCTGCATTTCTAAAGTGAATAATTGCGTCTTCTCCTCCAGGAATTACTACATCACTTCCGTCTGGTTCTAACAACTCCATATCATCACCACTTGTAATGGCTAAAGTTGTAGTAGTCGCAGCGGCAGTATTCTCATTAGAGAAATAGATTGTCCAACTGTCATTCTCTGTATATAGACAACTATTAATCAAAGCATCAGATGTAGGTAAATACAAAGTATTAGCTACAATTCCAGTTGAAGTAGCAGCATAAGTATATTCAAGGCTCTTGTACTGACAAATGTCAGAAGAGACTAGAGTTCCAGTTTCTGTTGCACCAGCTACTTCTTGACCACTAACTTCATTAGTTAGTCCGCCTTCTACTATACCTTCTTGAAAATACTCAATTTGAGCAGTTATTCCACCCAAACTTGCATCATCTGTAGCTTCTATAAAATCACCTTGAAAATAATAGTTTTTTACTAATCCAGTTGATGCATAAGCAAAACCAGTAACTACTAGAACGCCTAACGCTACTATAACTAAGGATTTTATTTGAGAGATTTGTTTAATCTTCATAAAATTATTTTAATGACTTACTAAACCTTTTTCAAGGTCGTACAGTTTGTGGCAAGATGCACACAAATATCTATAATCTTCTATATTTCTACTATATTTATGGTCTACGTTTGAAAGATGAAGTGAGTAATTCTTTTTTTTACCACATTCTTCACACATTTCAGGTCTTTTTTTTCTACTTTTAACCCATATATGAATTGCAGAGTATCCAGCTTTATCACCTTTCCAATTAGGATGTTTTTCTCCTTCTCCATTTCCTGCTTCTCTCCATTTAATTAAACAATCATTTAATCTTACAGATTTATTCTTGTTCCAAGGAATACTACCTTTTTTAAAAGCGGACTTAGAAGCTTTATGACCTATCCTAGCAATACCAGCACACTTTGTGCCACAATATTCTGTTTTTGACCATTGTTTTTTACAAACATATTTATTTTTTGCGAACATTTTGCCACAAACTGTACATTTTTTCCTTTGTTTTTTCATAAGATTATATTAATAGTTATAATCTTATTATATTATACAAGAGTTAATAAGTCAACTCAGTTAATTACTAATAATTGTCAGCGCGAATTTGAACGTCAAATATTTCTTTAGTACCTTGGTCAAAAGTCTTAGTTCCAAATAAAGTTAGTCCTAAGATATTTACACCAGATTTACCAGCAGAAATAGTATCACCTTTTTTAACGCCTGGTTCTTTCTGAATTGCTACATCAATAGCTTTACTCTTAGTAGCTAAAAGATGTTGAATCTGTGTACTAGTAGTCCAAACATCAGTACTTTCAGAACTTGTAAGTGTTAAATAAGAACCACCTTTTACTCTAACTGTAATAGTAGTAGCAGTAGTATCATCATCAGTTACAGCAACCCATTCTTGTACTATTCGTTGGTTAGCTGTTGATAGTGATTGGCAAGTTGCAGCAGTACATCCTGTAGCAGTTTCTAATCCACCACCGTTGATAAATGATTTTAACTGAATCAAAGTAGTTGAAGTATCAGTAGTCTGCAAGATATTACCAGCAGTTGAACCAATACTTGATACAAAAGTAAATGTAACTGCAGTACCACCAGATGAAGCGATAGTAACTGTAGCTCCATTTGATGGATTATCAGCAGGCTCCCAAACAGCTGAACCAGTTAAATTATTTGATAGATAAAGTTCTAAACCTAGATAACGACCAACGTTACCAGTTAAAGAAGTTCTATCACCTAGCATAGTTTCTTTACCACCGACTCTCTGAACAAGAATCTCTTTAAATTGTGGTGAAATAACTAGATTTCTAGCTGATAAGTCTACGTTATTAACATCAAACTTTTTGTTAATAGCGGAGAAAACCTTATCAATATTAGAAGTAGTTACTGTAATACCTTGACCAGCAGTGCCACCGACATCACCAGAATCAATAGTATCATTAGCGTTTACTACCTCATATAAGAAAACTGAATCAATAGCGATTGCTAGACGTTTTCCCATTTCATCACCCCATTCATTCGCTGCACTCCAACGATTTTGAATTTTATCTACATCATCAACGTAGATTAATGCTCCTTTAACGACATTAACTGTTAATACATCAGCAGTAGCAGTTAAATCTTGTGCTGTTAAAGCAGTGCCTTTAGTGTAATTTTCTACGACAATGTCAGCACGATAAGGACGATCTACACTTTGACCATCTTTTAGCTGGTCCATTTCTACGAATGAAGCTAGACTTCGGAAGATTGTGTTCTTATAAAGTTTTTGCCCTATTCTACGAGATAGATAGCTGGCTGACATAGCTGTTATTCCATTAGCCATGTTATTGGTTATTAGCTTGTCTTGTTCTCATCAACCCATTTAGAATATTTTTCAAAGTCTTCACGAGAAGAATTTTTAACATCATCTTCAGTCCAACTTGAATAGTCTTGAACTTCAGAGTTTCTGTTCTGACCACTTCTGCTACTTTCAGCAGTTTTCTTTTTGGTTATAACAGCCTCTCTAAAGCCATCTAATCCTTTATAGATAACTGATAAAGGTGTTTTAGCATATTCTTCAGTGAAAGCATTATCTTTGAGTTGTTTTTGAATATTAGACAAGTCGCCGTCTGAAATATTAGGATATTCAGCTTTTATTAAAGGCTTTACACCTTCAAATTCTTTACTGAAATCTACGTCAGCTTTAGTCTGTTCATTAGAAGCTTTCAAATCTTTTATAACTTGCATAGCTTCTTTGACTTCTTCTGACGAGTCCTGATTAGGTACTAAACCTATAATATCTTTTATAAGTTCAGCATCCACACCTTTCTTTTCAGCTAATTCAGCAATTTTGGAATCCATATCCTCTGTTACCTTAGCTTGTTGAACAGGTGCTTCAGTTGGCTTGTTTTTTAAGGTTTCAATTTCACCAAGAAGTTCTGTTTCCCTTTTTGACCATGCTTTTTCAGCAATCTTTTGCTTAAAAACTGGCATCATTTTAGGAAGTCTATTAGGTTTTACCTCTTCTTCAGAATCATCTTCATCACCCTCTTTGGGTTTTTCAGGCTCTTCCTTAATAGGTTCTTCCTTTTTAACAGGCTCTTCTAGTGCAGGAACATCATGTCCCTCTGCTTGCATTGCCTCAAGTGTTTTACGAGTTTCTTCATCAGGAATTTGCTCGTCTTTGGGGTCTTGGGCTTCACCCTCAATAATTTTTACATCATCCATTTAGTTTTTTGTTAGCGGAAATCTAACCGCATATAAATAAGGAGTTTTACTGGCTCTCAACAGATAAGTTTTGATTTATAGGCTTATAACTATAAAAAGGACGGGAACAATGCGTTCCCGTCCAAAGTATTGAGTATAGACTAAACGCTTAAATAAAATCTACACTCAATACCCTGTACAGTAGGCATCGAATCTTAAGCGTTTAATAAATTGTTAATTATTCAGTTAAAAATATCTTATATCTTTTTATTGCTTCGTTTAATGCAGTCTGTTCATCACCAATAAACTCTTCACGTTTATCAGCGAATTTAATTACATAACCTGCTTCTGTTCTCAAGATACCTTCAAGCATTTCTTCTGGTGAATTCATTGAAACATCACCTTTCTTAGCTTTAGGTTCTTCTTTAATTTCTTTTTTCTCTACTTTACTTGTTGTTTTCTTTCCCATATTTTTTACTTAGTGATTTAGATATATTATATAAAGCTCCGTCTATCCAGTGAAAGAATTGATTGTTTTCTAAGTTCTCTGCTATTTTTAGTTGCATAGCACTACTCAATCCTTGTAAGAAACCATCTATATTATGTTTGAATTGTGAATGTTTAAGCATCTTACGGACTATATGACGTTGCTTATTGTCTGTACTTTTAATATGACTTACTACGACCTTTCCTTTATAACCCATTATAAGTTTATCTGTTTGTGGGTCTGCTACTATGATTAGTAATCTTTTATTATCTATAAGGAAATCTCCTATAGCTTTTTCTCTTGCTTTCTTTCTAAAAGGTTCTATCAAATAGTATTTAAAGACTAGAAGAGGTACTTTCCATAGTTTAACATACCAAGGGTATTTAATCTTTTTAAATAATTGACCATCTTTAAGCTCTAAGTCTGTGTGGTCTTTTGGATTCTTTTTAACTTCTTCCATATTATATTAGTTGTTTAATTTGTTCTCTTAATTTATCTATATCTCTATCTTTAAAGAAACCTAATACGTCTTCTATCCAATCAATCCTCTTAAAAGATAATGCTCGTTCTAATTCAGTACTATCTCTTTTAACCTTTAGCTGGCTTTCAATCATTTCTTTTTCTTTATTTAACCACTTCTCAAAGATTTTAATACCTTCAATACTTTCTAAAGATTCAATATTCATCATTTCGTGAGCCTGTATTTTCCAAGCTTTAATCTGTTGCTGGTCTTCATCTTTTAAAAAGGTTTTCTCAGCTTCTTTTAGTTCTTCAATTATGTGCATATTAACCTACTAATGGATTATTTTTACCTGAAATTTCAGCACTCTTTTGCTGTACTCCTTCACTTGATACTACTGGCTGGTCTGTTCTCTTAGGAAGATTTGCTCCACCTGTACCTTGTATTGCTCCCTGTATATCCTGTGTAGCTAATAACTGTTGTGCCTTTCTCATAGCATTCTGTTGAGCAATAGGCATATGAAGATTAGCGTATTCCATTAACTTACTAAATATCTCATTGTCTTTTGCTTGTCCTGATTCAGTCTTAAGATTTCCAAATGTATTATCTTCAGCGTAATCAAGTATCTTATTTACAAAGCCAACGGTTGCTCCTCTATTACGTTCTGGTATTTTGCCTTGTATAATATCTTGAATTGCTTTCGCCGCCTCAGATAATATTTCATCATCACCATCACTATTTAAGTCCATAGCACGTTTAATATCTTCTTCATCAAAGTCTCCCTGTCTTAGTGTCATTTCAGCAAACCATTCTTTATTAACAGGAGTGCCTGCTTTTAATAACCTATCTAAAGCTTCTGCTTGTTTACGAGTCTTTATTTCATTTAATTGTAATTCTGATTGACCTCCACTAATACTTATATCAAATTCTTTAAGGTCTTCATTCTTTATTTCAGTCCATTCAGCTCCGTCTTTACCTAGAATTTTAACTGCCATTGGCTGACCCATATGTTCTTGTAAGCCTTGAACAAACTTCTTACCAATCTTTACATGAGCTTCACGATACATCTTACTTATATAATCAATTCTATCTGCTACTAATTGTAATTCACCATAAAAGATACCTACTTTTTGGTCTTTATCAGATTGACCTTGGGTAGCTGGTGTAATACCAGTCTTCTGACCTAAATAGTTATCTAAAAAGGTAACAAGGTTCTGTACCTGTCCACTGTTATCTGGTGTTTCAAGTTCTACTAAGGCGTTCTTTATATTTCCTTTATTACCATCAAATTCTATTATACCATCTGGTCGCCAATTAAGTTGATTAAGATTCTTAACCACGCTTGTATCAACACCTCTCATACCCCAGTTACGCTTCTGTACGTTATCTAAGGCTTGATTGAATAAAGTAACCATTGAATCAGCTACAGGGTATACATCATCACAAGGACTCTTAGATGAGAAATTGAAAGGGTCTTCATGAGTAGCCCATGTAACAAAAGGATATTCATTACTCTTAAACATTTCCTTTAACTCTTCAATTCTTAGTACTGCTCCACTTTTTCTATCAAAGAAAAGGTAATATCGTTTGCCATCAAATGTTGTATACATTTCAGCAAGATTAAACGTACCTTCTCCTACAAAGTTATTATTATTAGGGTCTAAGCCAAGTGATTGTAGTCGGTTAAACTTATTCTCCATTGACCTATCATTTTCTTTACTTTCTTTATTACTTACAGAAAGAATAAGGCTATTCATTCCATCTTTCTGATATAAACCGCTATCAACTCCTCTTTTTATTTGGCTTTTAGTTTTAAAAATGTTTATCTGCCCACAGAATAAATGTTTCTCAAGGTCTGCACCACCTTGTGGTTCAAACACAAAATCATAATAATCTACTACCTCAAAGTTAGATTTATATTCTGGGTCGCTTTCTGCAAAGTATTTATAAGTAGCACGCCCACTAAACATAGCCAATGTCTTCGCTCCTCTATCAACAAAAGCCCACTGACCTCTATCAGCACCTTTTTCGCTATCCCATAGAGCAGAGACCTTCCTAGAAGCCTTTAAATCGCCCTCCTCTTGAGGGTTAAACTCTACATTAGGGAACTCATCTATCTTAGACTTAAAAGTATCAATATAACCTGATAAGATTGGTAATGGTATGTTAAAACGGTTCTTAAGCTGTAAAGAAACACGAAGAGCATACATATCCTCAAACTTCTTTATCTGACGTAAACGTGGGGAATAAAACATCTCCCAGTTATCAATCTGTTTTTGAGCGTTTGTTACTATTTGTGCTTGTATTTTTTTATCTACCATTTATTTACATTCATTAAATACTTTATTTATAAAATCATCATCTTTTTCAGCTCCTCCTCCGTAGAACTCACTGGTCATCTTAACTTCTGGTTGTTTATATACTTTAGCCTTTCTAGGTCTATAACTATCTAATCCGTATCTTATAGCATCCATTGAATGACTGAACTGATGTTCTGGCTTATTGATTATCTTACCTTCTTTGTTTATCTCCCAAAGGTAATTCCTATATTCTTTCACTATGTTTATACTACGCTTTGTTACTGATATTCTCTGGTCTTTTACGAATTGTATACCTTGAGATACGCTATCTTTTCCCTTAACACAAGGTAAGATATTTACTCCATAACCCATTATTTCATCTATGCTCTTAGGTTCTGCACTATCAGCTATTATTATAGGATTACCTTCTATCGTTAGTAGTATATCAGCTAACTGTTTATTACTTAATCCTTTCTGGTATGTCTTCTCATTTAAGATAAACCCTGAATTGTATTTGTATATCTCTACTATTGAGCTAGGGTCATTACTATATCCAAAGTCTAATCCTACTCTTTCTAAGCGTGCTTCGTGTGGTATCTCATCTATAATGTTCCAATCTTTATATATCTTTCTTTCCATGTTGTTCGGTTCACCTAACCATTTATGCTTATAAAGCCCTGGTCTGTTCTTTTTATCATCTTCTATTTCTTTTAAGATAACGTCTGGCATCATTTCATACTTTAAAGCAATATCATAGTTTACATTTATTATAAGGGTATCTGGTCTACCTTCTAAAACTAATCTGTTATGTACTGGGTCTTCTTCTAGTAAACGATTGTATGTATATATTATTTTTGATTTAGCTTTACGAACTGTAGGAGTAAGAACTTCTATACTTTTCTCTGATACTGTTTGTGCTTCTTCTACCCAAGCTATATCAATACCCTCAATACTTTTAATACTTTGTTCGTTATTCCATAATCCTTTAAAGATAAAGTCTGAACCATTAACCTTATTTAATATAGAATTATTAGTTACTTCAAAATCTGTTAGTTCGTATTTAATAATCAGTTCTGATAATAGTTGATGAGAACTTTCTGCTATTGAAGCTTGAAATTCTCTAAAGCAAGCAACTCTTGTTTTCTTTTCTCTAGCTCTTATTAAAAGATACCTAGCTACTGTATGTGATTTTAAAGAATAACGTCCACCGTATATTCCAGCTTCTCTCCAATCATCAGTAAACAAAGGTTTATACTCCGCTGGTATTAATATCGTCTTTGTTTTTATCATCTATAAATTTAACTAATACAGGTTGTAAGCTCTCTCCTAATGTAGATACATCTATGTTATCTCCAAACTCTAGCTTTTTCTTACGTTTAAGATAATCCATTGCGTTGCTATAATTTTCTTTTATCCCTGTAATTACAGTAGTTCTAGCTAATAAAAAGGGGGTTGCCCTTAATT